ACGGCTACAACTGTCACGGTTGGCGATGGTGGTTTTGGCTCGGCTCCTGGGACTGGCGAGTCTTTTGCTATTAGCACGAATTTAGCAGACATTGAAACCGCTGAACCAGTGGCTTGTACTAGCTCGGGTTCTTCATACTCATTTAATGGGCGAGATTTCGAACTTGCTTCGGGTGCATTTTTAGGTGACACGAATAAATCCCTCGTAACTGAAGCAACCCAGACAGGCGCAGGCTTTATCCCAACTTATCCCGTTGCTGATAATTGCGCGGTTCAGTTCGGGAGGCTTGTAGGTGGAGAGGCTAACGATTCTACGGAAACAATACAGGGCTGCAATCTCACTTTTGAAGTAAATAATAACACGCTTATGTTTACGAATCAAGGTTCTGTAAGCACTACAGGCCCAGTTTTGAACTTCTATGGTTGTTTGCTCGAATCATTCGATACAGGAGGGCTGCCTTTCATCCGTTCTCCGGGGCCTATGCGCTTAATAGGCTCTATAGTTGATGGGCCTATGGGTGGGCGTCTTTACTCTACATTTTCAGAGCTGGTGGATACTCGCTTTAGTGGAAACTTGAGCGGGGGAATCGCTTGGTCATTGGGTGGAACTTTTACAAGACCGATTAACAACGCTTTCTTCTTTCAGAACAACACAGCTATTAAGGCTTTCCAAGCTTTCCAAGGCGTATTTTCAAACACAAAGTTCGCTGATTCAAACACGGATATTATTGAATCGTCTGGCGCTCAAGCAGGGTTACTTTTCACCTTCATTGACTGCACTACATTCTTAGACTCAAAAATAACAGACCTAAACGGCCAATACAAGCAAGCCAAATCAATAAATTACTTCCTTTCTGATTCGTCTGGAACTGGTCTTACAGGCGCAAAAGTAGCTGTCTATGATAATACGGCAACTATTCAAGATGGGATAGAGGCGAGCGCATCGGGGACGGTGAACCAAATCAATGCTGTTTTCTTCGATAGACCTCATGGAAGCACAAGCACAGACAAGTCGCCTTTCGATATTAGGATAAGGAAATACGGCTACCAATACCAAGGCTTTCAAAGTGCGGTCGCTGACCCTATTAATCAGGAATATAGATTACCAGACAACACAGTCACCGTATTGAGCGAGGCTGCTGCTGGGGCATTGACGGGAATCGCTATTAATTTCGGAGCCAAGACATTGACTCTCACGGCTTCCCGTACTCTGAGTGAGCTATACGATTACACTCAAAGTCAATTGGCTTTAGATGCCAATATGGATGAGATTGAATTTCTGAAGTCTGGTGATGGCATTACTTTCACTTTTAATGATGACTGGAATTTAATACTTGGTGCTGGTGGCATTATTACTGCTGCCGGGACGGTTGTATTTGGTGGCACTGGAAAGCTTGAGCTTAATGATGCGGGAAATACGATTGATGGGTTGATTGTTAATGGAGATATTGACCTAGGGGCGCTTGTGACTCCTATTAATATTGTGACTGCTGGAACTCTTGATTTTAGCGTAGCCGGTTCATATATTATTAATGGGGGAAATTTTGACGAGGTGACAAATTCAAGCGGTGGCGCGGTTGCCGTTGATGCCGCTAATGGAGCCGTCATTACCACGAACACAGGGCCAAATATCACAATTACTACCTCGGCTACTCTGACAGTCGCGGTCAATGTCACGGGCGCGGATGTGGTTATCTTAGCAGCCGGAACAGATACGGTTCTAGATTCAGTTGACGCTCAAGCGGGGACGGATTTTTTATATAATTACACAATGGTTCAGAATATTGACATCGGAGTCATTAAACCGGGAAAGATTGTAAAATACACATATAATTATGCCTTAACTGGTGTGAATGCCAGTTTGCCCATAGCCCTAGTAGATGATAGAAATTACTCATGATAAGACAAGTTACAGAAACTACAGACAACAAATATATCGGGTTCGTCTTTGATGACGATCAGCCGATTGTTTACCCGGATGGTTCAAGCATTAATTATGACGCTATCCAAGACCTTGGCGGGGGGCTGGTTCGCTACTCAAACTCTAATTATGTTATGTTAACTAAGGCGAAATAATGGCTAAAATAACTGATAGAACAGATTTAAACATAGGCACCGAGTTGCTTGTGGATGAGGCTGCAAAGACTATTCAGCTAGTCGAAGCTGGTAACCTAGTGGCTAAAGATGGTGTAACAATTCAAGCTCTCTATTCAAAGCTTGTTGACTTGTGGGCCACTTCGACATATCAAGATTCGCCCTTTCCAATGAATGCGCTAGATGCGCTATCGGGCCAGTATTTAATCGGTATTGATGCGGGTGGCAACGCTAACGGATGGAAGCCATTGAATGACACGACTCGGCAAATGATGCGCGATGGTGGTTGGGAGGAGTACGACGACTTAGGGGCTTTGCTTAGAGTTTATGCGGGAATCGTTGGCCTTGGCTCTGTTAGTTCTGGCGCTCAATTGTATTACCAAGCAGATGCGGCAGATGGCCCGACCGACTTCACGTTTACAGACCAAGCAAACGAGGGGATTCAAGTATTCGGGGACGCGGCGAATGGTAACTTTGATAAAAGGATTTTCTTTAAATCTTATGTAAGGGAACAGGGAAAAATCTATTCTGACTCAGTCTTGGCCGACACCGGGAAAACAGAGACAGGGGCGAATATCGTCAATATGCTTCTTTCAAATTCTGACGATCTCAAAATCTCAGACCTAGACGCAGAGATGACCAATGCGCCGTATAATAATATCACCGTAGAATATTTTGGGGTCGCTCAACAGAGAGATGTAGGCGGCGTAGATTATGACTTCGATGTTATTATAGATGGCAACTCCGCGACCCTTGAGCAGATTTACACTAAAATTCAATATTTACTGAGGCAAAATAGTGACATAGATTCTGGCGCGGGCTCAGTTATTGGGCAAACGGCTGACTTGCTTTGTAGCTTTGTTGGTGACACTTTGCAGACAACTAACGGGGTCTTTATAGATAATATCCAATCTGCTGATAGCAACAGAATTATCTTTAAAGACACTGGCGGGACAGATAGAATAAACCCCTTCGAGTCAGCGGGAGAGCTGAATTTTAATGCTGTTATGGTTGGCGCGGGTTCATCCTATAGACTTATGTTTACTACTGGGCCGGGCACTGGGGATGACTACGGGGAAGCCGGAGCGATTACCGTTGACGATGCCAGCGGGACACCTATAACAGGGACCATAAGCACTGGAACAATCGCATTTACTTTTGATTATGACGGAGATACAGCAGGGGGAACGGCTGCAACTGATAAGCCAGTGACCTTGATTGGAATTAGGCCGAATAGCTCAAAGTTTGCGGTGGCTACTGGGGTTTTGACTCGTTCCAAGGCTATAAGCTTGTCGCTAGTGGCAGAGGCCGATCGAGCTTATCTGTAATGATAACCTTCGACCCAATTAATAAGATAATACAGCTAGACAGCTTCACCGCTTCTGAAAAAACTATCTGGACTGCTTATGTAGATTGGTCTGTCTTATCTGACAATCTAAAGTATGGTGTGGGTATGACTCAGATTGGGGGTGAGGCTCCTATTGCTCTATATGTATTCTTGGAATTGGGTTGGAGAATTAGGCCGGTTGAGGCTGACGGAATAACGACTATATCCGGGAATTTGCTTGTTGCTGAAGGTGGCTCTCCTATCGTCCCTACGGTGGGGACATTTCAGACACTAGTTAATATGGAGACTCCGATAGCTGCCGTGGCGATTGACGCGGGCGCTAGTGATTTGACTTATTCGGAAATCGCTGACGCGGTTTGGGCTAAGAGTATTTAATGGCTACAACTGGCGAAATTCTAAGAGAAATAAGCCTCCTAGATGAAGGGGCAACTGCTCAGAATCACCTATTATCAGGACTCGCCAGGGTGAAGCTTTTAGGGCTAAATTTATCGGCAGGCATTGAAAGTCTACAATCAAACGATAATACAGAGGTGAATACTTTAGACCTTGAAACGATGACAGATTCAAACTCAACACTAAAGGCCGAGGCTTTTTTAACTACCCTTTCAACAAACATATCATGCTAGAAGTTTTCACCGGGGACGATTGGGATATTTCAATTACGTTAAACAAAGATTCAGTCGCCTATGATGTGAGCACAGCAACGGAGATTCTAGGCTCTATTGTGAGCAGTGATAACAATGACCCGCAAACACTCATCGGGACGGTTGCAGCAGACATCGCGGCAACTGGGGCAGATTGGGCGAATGGCATAGTAGTGTTGGAGTTCCCGGCCACTTATACGGCAGACGTGGGCCCTCAAGAGGGATACGTTGAAATCCAAGCAACGATTGATGGTAAAAAAACGACATGGCCAAGGTCTAAAGTGATTATCAAGAAGGGTACGATAATTAATACATTATCAGTATCAACTTTACTTGATGAGTCCGGTGGTGCTTTACTTGATGAGACCGGTGACGCTATTGAGGGCAGCCCATAAATGGGAATCAAGCGGGATAGGTACGCCCCAGAAATCGGGAAGGAATTAAGAGAAGATGATTCTATTCTTGATGTCACAGCATGGCGCGACGAAATAAGAAACAGGATTCTCCCTTACAATATAGCTTTCGGGAAAGTTGAGGGGTATGACCGCCTAGCCTCGTTTGGCTTGATGGATGGTTTAGACTCGGCAGGTTCGCCCGTGGTTGTGGGCACAACTGGAACGATGATAGAATGGCCGTCAACTGCCGCTGTCTTGGACATTGTCAGCACAAGCACTCAGGATTCTTCAAACGCTACAATCCCAGAATTTACGGATGTCTGGATTGAAGCCGATGCGACAGGCGGCGGCGTTGCAAATATAACATCGACTATTACTTGCTATTTGATGGACAATTAGTTGACAGACACAGGGGAAATTGAGAATAACACAATGGAAATTAAACGCTTCACAATACCGTTTGAGATTAAAGCGGATGACGCAAATTCTAGCATTGGCACTTTCAGTGGCTATGGCTCTATTTTTGGTAATATTGACCTTGGTGGTGATATTGTTTTGGCCGGGGCATTCACCAAGTCATTGATGGAGTGGCAGAGAAAGAATGCTCTACCTTCATTATTTGGCTTTCACAAAAACGATAATCCGATTGGTGACTGGCTTGAAATGCGAGAGGATGAGAAAGGTCTATTCGTGCGCGGTCAGTTATGGGTGAAGGGCGAGGCCCGTATAGAACAAGCGATTGTAGCTCATAATATGATGAAGGGCACAGGGCCAAAAGGCTTGAGTATAGGGTATAGAACAATAGATTATGAAATCATAGAACACGCGGGCGGTCAAGTCAGGCAATTAAA